TATTTGATAATTCGTATGTCGGAGCAACAACCCAAACCCTTTTATTTGGTTGAGTTATGGTATATATCGCTTCCATAGCCGATGATAATGACTTTCCAAACCTTCGACCACATACAGCTACCGTAAAACGGTGTTTCTTTTCGGGATAATGTAGTTTTAATTGTCCATCATGTGGTTCATAACCAATCTGATTGAACAACTTTTTCTTAAAAACTAATTGTTTATCCATTTATTTCTTGTGTATATCCACTTTGTTAATTTAATATATATTATGTGTAAAACACAAGATATTGTGGTTATACAAATTTTAAAACACAACATATAGTATGGAGGACAGATGTCCGAAGAAAAACAAGTATCTAATGAACCAGTAGGGAATGTAGATACACCGCCTACAGAAGTAGCTAACGCTGATGCTTCTGTAATTGCAGAAAGCAAAAAGTATCGTAAGCGTAGTCAGGCTGCTGAAGCTCGTGTTGCAGAATTAGAAGCTCAAATTAATTCATTTGAAACTGATAAACTTAAAGAAAAAGAAGAATTTAAAGCTCTTTATGAAAAAGTTTCTGTCGAGAATGAATCAAATAAGGCTCTTGCCAATAAGTGGACTAATTATGAAGCAACAAAGCGAGAACAGCTTTTACAACAAGTGCCTGATGAAGAAAAAGCAGAGTGGAATGATTCCCCTCTGAATTTATTAGAGAAATATGTATCGAAGGCTAATTCTGCTCAACCTCAGAATCCTGAACATATAGTGGCTAAAACTCGAACTATATCTGATATTCCTAAAGATTGGACTAAAATGTCAGCACAAGATTTACGGGATAATTGGAGTACAATTTTGAGCAACGCTACAAACAAAGTTTAAAACAAAATAACGGAGCTTAATAAAAAATGGCACATTTTAATACAACTACAGGAGCAGTATTTATTCCTGAAATTTGGTCAGAAGCAATATATAAATACTTTGAAGCTAAATTAAAATTAAGAAATTCAGTAGATGATTACAGTTCATTAGTACAATCAGGTGGTGACACAATTAATATACCTAAGATTGCTATGGATGGAACTAACGATAAAGCTGTAAATACAGAGGTTACTTACTCTATATCAGGAACAGAAACTTCTGTTGCTTTGTCGATTAATAAACATAAATATCTTGCAAATATATTTGAAGATATGGCTTTAATTCAATCAAATCCTGATTTATTAACTAAATATACAAGGATGATGGGTGAATCTTTAGCAAGAGGAGTTGAAGATGATATGTGGGCAGAGCTTGACGGATTTCAAACAAGTCAAGACCTTGCTGGTGATAATGTAGTAGGTGCTGCTGATTTGGAAGCTATATTAAATAATTTATACTCAATGGATATTGACCCTAATACTTGTTCATTTACAGTAAACAACAATATTCTTTCTGATATGTTAAACCCATCAGGAGGTATTGCTCAATACTTTATTAGGCAAGATGCTGTGGGAGATGGTTCAGGGTTAAGAACAGGTGCTGTTGGGCTTATATATGGTATGGATGTATTTTATTCTCGTTCTATATCTTCATCAGCAACTGATGGAACTGTAGTGGGAGCTGTATATCCATCAAATGCTTGTGCATTTGCTGCACAACAAGATGTAAGGGTTCAATCTCAGTATGATGTTGGTTTCTTAGGAACTAAAGTTGTAGCTGATATGATTTATGGTATGAAGTTAATAGATGAATCAGGACACTTAATGGGTTTAAATATAGCTAATCCATAATAGCTTGTTAAAATAAATAAGAGGGTAGGTTTAATTACTTGCCCTCTTATTCTAATCTTGGAGTTTAAATGATTTATATGAAACACCCTAAGCAAGGGTTTGTAAAAGAAGTAAAAGAAAAACACACCGACTTAATAAAAAGTTTAGAAACTGAAGGTTGGTATAAATGTGCAAGTAAAAAAGATGTTTCTCCTTACAAAAAACCTGTTAAAAAGAAAACTAAAAAAAAGAAAACAGTTAAAAAAGAAAAATCTACGGATAAATGAAAAATACGGTAACTGGTCAAAATAGAATTATTCGCAAAAAAGGTGATTTAACAGGTGCAGGTAAAGGTGATTGGCTTAGAGTTTCTTTAGTAGATGAACAATACAAAAAAAATTATGATAAAATTTTTAAAAAAAAGCTAAAAGGTAAATTGTAATGGCTCAAACAGAAATACATAAATATTCGGCTGGTGAAAAACTTAACAAAATGGATGTTGATTTAATTGAAATTGAATTAACAACAACTGCTGCAACCCATGCTACAGGCGATGTAATTGCTATTTCAGAAGAAATATCTAATGCAGTAGCAGTTAATGGTGGTAGAGCAATTATACAATCTGTAGCTTTATTAAATACAGATGATTCTGTAGAATCTCCAGCGATGGATTTAGTGTTTTGTGTTGATAATACAGCACTTGGTACAATAGGTTCAGCACCAAGTATAACTGATGCTAATTTTATAAATTGTGTGCAAGGTGTAGTTAATGTATCTAATTGGCTTACATTAAAAGCTACGGATAACCAAATAGCAACAAAAACAAATGTAGGATTAGTAGTAAAAGCTGCTTCAAACTCTACGAGCATTTTTGTTAATGTTATTAATAGTAGTGGTGGTAATTATACTCCATCGGCAACAAGTTCTTTAAGATTAGTTATCGGCATCGTTAAAGACTAAATGTTCCCAACAAGAAGAATAACATTAGGTGGTGATAAATTCAGAGATGAATATTCACTATCATTTGATGGTACAAATGATTATGTAGATTGTGGCTCAGATTCGTCTTTAGATGTCGGTACATCTGATTTTACAGCTTGTGCTTGGTTTAAAGTTATAAGTAATGGATATAGTCATGCTATAATAGCAAAAGGTACAAGTTTAGATACTGGTAATGGATGGGCAATTAGCTTTTTTCAAGGTGACATGAATATATACCTTGACACAGGTGATGGTACTACAAGACAGGGTGTAGATACAGCAAACAATTCTATTGAATATAATAAATGGCATCATGTAGCCGCTACAAGGTCAAATTCAACCAACACTTTAAAATTGTATTTAGATGGAGTATTTACTTTTGAAAACTCAATTGCTACAAACGATGACTTGGGTGATAGTTCTATACCTTTTGAGATAGGTTCTTCTGCTAATAATAGGTATCTTAATGGGAATGTATCAGATGTTGCTTATTATAATACAGCACTTACATCTTCTCAAATTAAAACCATTTACAACGGTAGAGAGCCTTACAATCATAAAGAAGGCGTAGCTTCAGGTAGTCTTGTTAGTTGGTGGAGAATGGGTGATGGTGCTTTAGACGGTTTTAATCTAATTGGAGATGAAACTGATATTGCTATAGGAAATGAACTTGTTGCTACAGGGGATTTTAGTTCTAATACAGGATGGGAAACCACAGGTACTTGGGTGATAGCTGATAATAAATGTACTCATTCAACAGGTACAAATGATGCTAATCAGATAAGATATGCAGGTATTCTTACATCAGGCAAAGTCTATAAAGTAAGTTATGATATTGTAGATTATACAAGTGGAGAGGTGAGGATTGATTGTGGTGATTTTGGAGCGGGTACTGAACGAAGTGGTATTGGTAGTTATTCAGAATATATTGTATCTACTAATACTTTTCTTGATATAGAACCAACTGGTGCAGGTGCTTCAACTTTTATAGGTGCTATTGACAATGTATCAGTTAAAGAAGTAAGTGGAAATGCAGGAGTGATGACCAATATGGCTTCAGATGATTTTACAGGAGATACTCCATAATGTATGAAAATAGAAAATGGGTCATAATTACTTTAGCAAATTATAGTGAAGAACAGTTGGAAGATTTATGTGCCAATGCAAATCAAAATGGAGTAGGTACATTAAGAAAATCATTAGATAACACTAAAGCTATACTTAAATGGGATGGTAATACACCATCTTGTTTTGATGGAATGACTACTTATACACATAGTGAGATTTTAACAGAATTAGCAAAAAATACATGGACTGCACCCGAAGATGCTTAAAACATTTGATGAAATAATTGAACAAGTATTAGAACATGAAGGTGGATATGTAGATGACCCTACAGATTCAGGCGGTGAAACTAAATATGGAATCAGTAAAAGAGCATATCCCGATGAAGATATTAAGGCATTAACCGTTGAAAGAGCTAAAGAACTTTATAAAAGAGATTATTGGGATAGGTTTAAGGTTGCTAATCTTCCTGACCGTATTCGGCATATTTATTTTGATATGTGTGTTAATATGGGTGGTGGTAGAGCCACTAAGATATTGCAAGAAGCGTGTAATAGCAAAAATTCATACAAAATAGATGTAGATGGTGGTATTGGTAAAAATACAATAAAAGCATCTGCTAACCTTGAAGATTTTAGATTAAGAGCATATAGAGTTATGTTTTATGCAGAATTAGTAATGAAAAAGCCTGAGCAAATGAAATTTTGGGTTGGCTGGTTTAGGAGAAGTTGTGAAGTTTGAAAAATCATGGTCATTAGGTAATGCTATCACATTAATTGTAATAATGGGTAGTATGTTTATTCAATTTGGTACTACATCTCAAGAAGTAAAAACTATGAAGGAAACTGTCATAGTCCAATCAGAAGATATTAAAGATAATGCTGAAAAAATAGTAAAACTTGAAAAAAAGCAACTTACTCTTGAAAAAGATGTAGAATACATTAAAGAATCTAATGAGCGTATGGAAGTTAAGATTAACAAATTATTAGACAAGTTTAATATTATAGATTAATGGACTTAAATGCACTACTTACTGAACATGGTTTGGCAGTTGTTATTATTTTTGTTTTGTTTGCTTCTATCGGCTATTTTGGTAAGTGGTTTCTCAATATTTATACTCATAAGCTATATAGCAAGTTTTCAGAATTAAATAGAGAGATTATTGAGGTTAAGGTCGAAGTTTTAGAGAGTAATAATAAACTTTATGGAATTACTGAAAAACTTATATCTAACCAAAGGCAAATACAAGAAGATATAAATGCAATAGAAAGTAGTTTAGATACATTATTAAAATATATAAAGGCTGAAAAATAAGAATGTACGAAACATTTGATTATCATAAGACAGTAGATAAAATGAAAAAGTTCTTTAAACACGCTAAGAACTTTATAGAAGTACCAACACAATCAAGGTTGAGTATTTTAGCTGCTTGTGAAGACCCTAAGACAATAAGTCAGTTTGTATTTGACGGAATTAACTATCCTCTCCCACAAACTGGTCAAATGTGGCTTGAATATGAAATGTTAAATAACCCCGATGTAGAAGGGGTTTTTTGTATCTCTACGAGTTATAGAAACGAGCCTAATCCAATAGAAGGAAGGCATCAGAAAATATTTCCAATGTTTGAATTTGAAAGCAGAGGTAATATGAATGATTTAATTTCTATGGAAGAAGAGTTATTAGAGTTCTTAGGTTTTGAAAAAGATAGTGTTCATTGTACTTATGATGGTTTATGTGAGAGATACGAAGTAGAACATCTTGAAGCTGAACATGAAACAAAAATGAATAATGAAATAAGCAGTAAGCTATTTCTTAAATATTTCCCTCAACGCTCTCATCCCTTTTGGAATATGAAGCAAAATGATAAAGATAAGAATCTTTATAATAAGGTTGATGTAATACTTCATGGTCAAGAAACAATAGGCTCTGCTGAAAGAAGCTGTAATCCACATGAGATGTATGAGAACTTTTTATCTATATCAAGTGGTCAATATGCAAATTTACTCTACAAACAATTTACAGAAGCAAGAGTAATGAAAGAGCTTGATGATTATTTGAATTTAGATTTCTTTCCACGATTTGGTGCAGGAATTGGTGTTAATAGAATGGCAAGAGCTATGAAATTGGAAGGAGTAATATAGTAAGGTGGTGGAATTGGCAGACACGCTATCCTGTTTAGGTAGTGAGCATATTGGGAGATGCTCGTGTAGGTTCAAGTCCTACCCTTACTGCATATAAGGTTTTTAAATAATGTGGCTGACAATACAGGACTTAATAAAGATGGTGGGATTAGCTTTTCTCGAAAGCCTAAAAAGCGTAAAGACATCCCTGAAGGAATGTTCTCTCGAAGACCTGAGGATAAGGTTGAAGAAGAGGTTGAAGAACCTAAACAAGAAAGAAATATTGATGTCAATGAACTTGCAAAAATGGAGAGACTTGGTGCAAAACTATCTAAGGCAAAAAGGATACAAGGGGGTGGATTTGCAATTAATGGAAGTGCGATTATTGGTGTCCTTTTCTATATTGATAGTCTTCTTATTGACCCTAATACTTTGGACACTTTAAACAATATTAATGATATGTTTGGATTGGATGTAGATTTTGAACGAATTATTGCAATTATACAAGGGTATAAAGCACAGATAGTGGGTATGTGTGTAACTACTCAAACAATGATAATGCAATATAAATCTACGGTTCAAAAGATGAAAGATGAAGGTAATGAATCATTTTACGAAGTTTTTAATAAGCAATTAGAGGAAGTGGGTATATGATTTCATTAGGATTTGAGAAGAAGATAGCAAAAATTGTTTTAGATTTAATAGATAAAACTATTGGTAAGAAATTTCCAATGATAGATAAATTAACAGATTTATTCCAAGAACAACAAGTTTTGGAAAAGAAGGTTAAAGATTTAGAATTAAGGTTAGATGCCTTAGAACACTTTTTAAAGGATAAAAATGAATAAATTAATAGAAGTTATTAAAAAAATAGCTACTGAAATGATTTTTAATGAAACTACAAAAGAAAAAATGATTAAAAATTTAAATGCTAAGATTGATATACCTCTAATTTCTGAAAAAACAGAAAAAGAATTTATTGAAAGTCTTTATAATGCTTTTGAGGAAGCAATTACTGAAACAATAAAGGAGAAGAAAGATGCCAAAGGGTAAAGGTACATACGGTTCTAAGGTCGGCAGACCTAAGAAAAAAAAGAAGATGAAAAAAAAGAAGTGAGCTTAGGTGGCTAAGTATCAAGGTCGGACAGTTCGTCTGAATAAACCAACACCTATTCGTAAAGGACAGTCAAGTTATGGT